TACAGATAGTGAACAAGCTGCTTTTGAAGAAAAATTTATTGAAGTAAGCGACATTAAATCGGATACACAATTTATTAAAAAATTAGGTGATTTAATTTTTGAAATGACGGGGAATGTAAATCTTAAAATGAGATTGTTTGTATTATCTAAAAAATTAAAGGGATGTTGAGATGCCTCCAAAATCAGAACGCCAGAGACGTATGTTGGGGGCTGACCTCGCTCGTGCCAGGGCTGGGAAGAAAACCAGAACTGGGATGACAGAGGCTCAGTTGGTAGAGTATCTTTCAGGGTCTAAGAAAAAACCCTTACATGCAAAAAAGAAAACATTAAGAAGGAAAAAGAAACGTGGCTAAAAGTTTAATGAAAAAAGCAAAGAGACTGTTTAGACAAGTTAAGGAAGGTGCTGGTTACTACGCTGCTGAGCAAAAAAGAAAGAAAAAAGCGAAAAAGCGGCGTTCAAAAAAGGATTGGGCTGCTAAATATAATGTTGGTACACGCAGTGTAATAAAGCAGTTAAGAGAAAGTGGTGTATCAGACGCAGATATTAAAAATCTTTTAGGAAAATAGGAAGGAATTAAAATGCCAAATCGTGATGGAAAAGGCCCAAGACAAAGGTCTCCTCGCCCAAGCAGGCGTAAGAGTGGAAGAAGAAAAGGGGGATGTAAATAATGGCCGCTGAGATGCGTGTGAAAATTATAGCTGAGCTTACTGGCTTAGGTGAAGAAATTACTATTGCTGAGAATTTTACAACAACTACACCAGATGGTGCAACCTATAATTATAGAACACAGGCAACGGGGGGAACAGAAGAAGCTCTTGACCTCGGTGATGTATCTACAGTAGAATTTGTTGTTATAAAAGCAGTAACTAATGATTTACAAATTGACACCAGTTATGCTGCGGGTACTTTTAGTGCAGAGCTTGAAGTCCCCGAAGGAAAGGCTGAGATGTTTAGACCAGTTGATGGTAATTTAGTTTATATAAAAAATAAAACGGGTAGTGAGGTTTGTGTTTATGAGTATCTTGTTGTTGGCACTACATAATGATAAAATCAAAAGAAAAAAAGATTCTTGAAAGCCTTGGTGAGTTAATTTATATGGCGTGTAAAGATGTTGTTCCCAGAGAAATGTATCCTACAAAAAGTACTTTTGTAGATATTTTTGAAGGGTTGAACTATTTGCGGATTTTAGTTAAGTATATGCAATTCGACCTTGAAGCAACAAAACGGGAAAACGAGTATTTGAGGAAGCTTTTAAGGAAAAAATAGTGCCAATTTATGAGTATATATGCCCAAAAGGGCATAAGTCAGAACAATTTGCTCCTATGAAGGATTATGAAAAACCTATCAAGTGCCCTCGATGTGGTGGGGTAGCTATTAGAGTTATTTCTTTGCCAAATACAGATTTAGTGGAGAATAAGAGAGAGTCTCGTTCGTTGGCAATGCCAGTTACAGATGTTAAAACTGGTAAAGCTTATGAAATACATCCGGGGGCAACTTTTGGGAAACCTAATAAAGCTGGGATGTGTCCTTTAATAATCCACAATCGTAAAGAAAAGTTGAAAAGAATAAAAGAAAGAAGTAAAGCAATTAGTGTACCTTTAACTGAAATTTAAACAAGGAGACAAAATGCCTGAAGAAAAAAAAGATGACGTTTATGGGGACGAGGAAAGTAACATTCCTGAGAGTGTTTTAGAAGTGCTTAAAAATGGTTACGGGGAAAGTACGGGTAATGAGATTGGGGAGACTGAATCAGAATGGAATGAGGATGTTGACGAAGGAGTAACTGGTTCAGAAAGTTCGGAGAAGGATGACTCTTCAGAAATTGTTGAAAGTACAGAAGAAACCCTTGATACTGAAAAACCTGATGAAGGTGCTGAGGATGAAGGGGAAGAGCAAGATGCGGAAACAGAACCAATTCCCCAGGAACAAGTAAATCTTGCGAGGCGGTTGGGTTGGTCCGATGATAAGATAGTTGAAGTAGCCGAGAATAATCCAGAGATTCTGGAAGATATGGTAACTTTGGCTGGCCGTCAAATCCAACAGCCCCAAAGTGAACAAAATGTGGCCCCTGCTGCCACGCAAAAGCAGGAAGTCAAGGGTATTGATAAAGTTAATTTGGATGAAGAAGCCCTTGGCAAATTGAGAGAAAGTTACGGTGATGAGGTTGTTAAAGATGTTATTTCTCCCCTCGTAGCGGGATTGAATACTACAATTGACCAATTAAATACTCTGCGGAGTCAGGTTAATAGTGTAGAACAAAGTACCCAAAGCCAACAAGCCAAACAAAACTTTGATGAGGCGAATGCTGTGTTTGACAGTTTGGCAGAAACATTTTCGGTTTTTGGTAAAACGGAAAGTTTGCCAAGGACTGCAACCGGAGAATATGATGTTAGTTCTCCTGCGGTACAGGAAAGAGCACAAGTATATGAGGTGGCACAAGCCTTTCATGCTGCTGGGAGACCTTGGTCTGATTCTTTAAAACAAGCGGTTCGTTGGTATAAGGGTGAGCACGCTGAGAAAGCGTTAGAACGTAAAATTGTAAAGGATTTGAATAACAGAAAGAAAAAGTTTTCTCCACGACCTACAAATAAGAAGGTTAAAAAGGCCTTTAAATCAAGGGAAGAAGAGGGTGTGGAGTTAGTCAGGAAGGCGTTTAAAAAATAACTCACAATGATTGTGAGCGTGGTTATAAGATGAGAGGATTAAGTAATGGCTATCACGGTCAGAAATGCTATTGATGTTGGCTACAGTACGTTTGAAGCTCATAAAAAAGATGACCTTCAAATGGCGTTTGAAAATGCCAACTACCAGTCTTTAAATGACTGTTTTGGTAAGGATAAAATGATTCTGTCTGGTGGCGACAGGATAAAGAGTTGGATTACCTTGAAAGATACTGGTAATGCACAGATGGTTGGTACGGGCTGGGAAGAAGACTCACATAATACTATCAACACAGATACCGAGGTTGTGAGTGATTGGTGTCAGGCCACAACAAATATGGATTATTCCAGAATTGAGCTTGGCTATACCCAGGATGACGCTTTGAGAACTTTCCGGTATTTGCAGGGTAAGAAAGAAAATATGTTCCGTGAGTTTGCGGATAAGCTTTATGAGAAGATTTGGAGTAGTCCTATAAACGCAGCAGATAAGCTCAATCCAGAGGGCATTCCGGCTTGGCTTTCAGTAGGTACGGATACCGAAGGCGATTTTACTGGTTATCAGGCTCAGTATAGTGGTACTGGTGATGCCTATAATATCGGTGGTGTATCGTGTAGTTCTACAGATAAGCCTCGGTGGGCTTCTTATTATGGTAATCACGATGGAGAGTTGGGCGACAATCTTATTGATTTGATTGACTCGGCAATGATGTCAACAAAGTTTCATACTCCGGCAATCCCGCATAAGATTGATAAAGATACGAATATGCACAACTTCCGGTTTTTCACCAATAAGAAAGTTCGTAGGAATATCAATGCTTACCTACGTAAGAACGATGACCGAATTGGTTCGGACTTAGCAAAGTATAGTGGTACTCCTTTTTATCAGGGTATTCCTGTTATTTATGTTGAGCCGTTGGATACGGATGTTGCGAATCTTTGGGATGCTGACCCTCTGTATGGTGTCAATATGGATTACTTCAAGACGTATGTCAGCAAGGCGAATAACTTTGTTACGACAGGGCCGAAAGCAAGGGATGCTGCTCATAATATCTTTTCGATATATCTTGATTTGAGCTTTTGCTTTCACTGCAAAAATCGTCAGAGATTAGGGTTCTTGCTCTCAAATAGGGACTAATAGTTTTTGATGTTAAGCTCACGGGCGGATACCTGGGGCTTTTAAGGGGAGTTAAAGGAAGAACGTAACTTTTCTCCCCACTACTTTAATATGAGAGGATATTTATTATGTTACCACGTTTTTCAACTACAAAAACAGCAGCCGAAAAGAAACGGGTGTTGTACGAAGGAACAAGTACTATCTATGAAGGTATGCCACTTTGCTACAATTATGATACGACTGACAACATAGATGGCTATGATAACACGGACGGAGCAGGAACTACCACTGATGAAGGTCATCAAAACGAGGGGAAGTACAACCGTGTTGAAGACCCCAGTGATGACAACATCGAATTTTTTGCTGGGGTTGTTGCTGGAACAGATAAACACGGTGTAACTGGTGATGGTGCTACGTGGCTGGATATATACGCTCCTAATGACGCCATTGTTCCGGTAAGAACTGACGCTAATTGTACTGTTGGTACAACTAAGCTGTATCTTGAAGGAGCAGATTTAGAGTTAGGTAGTATTGGGGCGGAAGTTGGTAATGCGTCTAAGTTAGTTGCTATTGCTATGGAAACTGTTGACCGTTCCAGCACTGCCGGGGTTGTGCTTGCCAGGTTGTTTATGCCCAATCCAATAGAGCACTATGACATAAGCTCTGCCAGTGGGCGTGGGCCTTCAGAGGATTTGTGGCAAGATTGTCCCTGGCAGGAAATCAAGAATGACCTGGGGCACGGGTTTTACTATGAAACCGATTTTATGGGGCCACTTGACCCAACAGATGCTTGTGGCTGGGAAGTTACCCAAGCTACCTCTGGTGCTTTAGATTCTGTTATTGGTGTCGGCGGTGAGTTGCACGCTACTGCGGGAGCTGCAACGGCAGACCAGGGTGTGAATGCACAGCTTCTGAACTGTTGTGTTAAGCCCGCTGCGGGTAAGACCATTTGGTTTGAGACCAGAGCACAGTTTAGCAACCTTGACCCGAACCAGTACTTTGTCGGAATTGCTTCTACGGATACAACCCTGATAGCTGGTGGTGAGTTGGACGAGACTAATCCAAGTTCAATAGGCTTTTTCCAAGATGTCAATTCTGATGCAGATAATATTGGCTGTATTACGCAGAAGGCTGGAAGTAATGAGACTACAGAAAACGTTGCTGAAATCAGTGAGGCTACTTGGGTAAAGCTTGGTTTTAGAGTTAATGGTGTAAGTTCTGTGCAGTTCTACGTTGATGGGGAACTTGTAGAGACAAGCTCTGACACTGATGATATTGCAGACGGTGTCGAGATGTGTCTCTCGTTAGTTTGCCAGAATGAAGATGGCTCAAACACCAACACCTTGAAGTTAGATTGGGTTCGTATAGCTCAGTTAGTGTAAGTTTGATTTAAGGAGACAGAGATGTTAGTAAATGTAGATGCTGTATTTAAAAATCTCAAGGGTGATACACTTAAAGATACTGACGCAGATGGTAAGGCTATAGATGCTACACTAAAGGAAGCCATTGTAAACGCGGTGCTTAGTCCCGGTCAGGATGAGTCTGGGAAGCAAAAAGTAGAGTGTTATGAGATTGCCAGGCGAGTTTTTGCAGGTGGGAACGTTGAGCTTTCCGCCGAGGACATTGTTCTAATCAAGAACAAGGTTGGCAAAGTGTATCCACCCTTGATAGTTGGGCAGGCTTACGCTCTGCTTGAAGGTAAGGCAGAAAAGGGATGATAAGACTGTCTCCTTTGTCATTTTTTATAATGGGTAGGCCGGGGGCAACTCTCCGGCTTACCTAATCTTAAAGGAGTGTTTTGTGAGTACACTTGAACAGACCTTCCAAAATATGTACAATACTGTTGGAGAATTTGTGGGATGGGGCAGCAGTCCTGCGGCTGGGGATGTTACAAAAGCTAAAAATTTGGTGTATCGGGGTTACAGACGGTTTTTACAACCAATCAATATGAGAAACGGAAAGCCCCACGTGTGGTCATTCCTTAAACAACACGGTACAATAACTACAGTTTCAGGTCAATGGCAATATGACCTTCCTGCGGATTTTGGTTACTTAACTCGCCCATTTAGTTTTTTTGAGGGAAAAGCCTTACCCCCAATGAAAGAGCGGTCTGTTAGTCAGGTGATGAATGCTCGTACAATTACTTCTTCAACATCGTATCCTTATATATTTGCTATCAGAAATGGTAAGTATATTAAGGAAATAGGTACATTGAAAGAGGTAATTTTTAATCCTACACCTGGGAGTGTTTATATTTTGAATTATTCTTATGTGATGTCTCCACCGAAACCTGTAAATGATGATGATTTGTTTGTAGGTGGGGCTTGGGCGAGTGAGGCAATCCTGGAGTGTTGTCTTGCTGCTGCTGAGTTGCAGATGGATGATACGGTAGGAGTACACAATCAGGAGGCAGAGAGGTTAATTCAAAGTCTTATACAAACAGACCTTCAAAACGCTCCGAAAATGGTAGGTAGGGTAATTGATGGTGGTTTGCGTCCAAGAGATTATTCAATTATTCGATTTCTTGATTTAGTCGAAAACAATTATGATTAAAATTTAGGAGAACAAAAACATGTCGCAAGGCAACATATTGTTTAAGATGGTAGACGGCCCAGTTGGTCTTGGGATTGACAAAGTAAGCCAGTGGGTGGACTACTCAGATTTCACTGATGGTGGTGGACAGTATGGTACGCTTACTATGAACCAAAAAATCCCCGCAGGCAGTTTTGTGATTGGTAGTAGAGTTAAAATTGAAGAAGCCTTTGATGGTGGAACAAACAATTTGAAGATTGGCAAGTCCAGTGGTGAGGACGAATTTTGCGATGGTGCGAATCTTGACCTTAGCAGTGTTGGGGTAGTAGGGGATAGTGCCGAAGACCCCCTGGAGTTTATTGCTTCTGAACAATCTGTTTATTTGCGGGTAGATGAAGGTACAGATTGGGGTGATGTTACTGCGGGTAAGGCTTTGATAGAGGTTTATTACTTAACAACTCACCTTGAACTTGCGAAAGGATACCCCAACAAATTTCATAGTTAATAAAGGAGAATATTTATGGCGAGAACAACAGCCGGTTTAAACTCTAATGCTGTTTCTGACGCAGGTGGTTCTGTGCGTGTAACTATCCCCGGTTCTCCCTTTCAAGTGCAGGCGAATGGGGGGGTTTCTATACCTTGTAGAAAAGTTTATATAGTAGCACCAAATGGTAGTTCTAATATTAGAGTACAGTTAGGGCAACCCTGTACTGCTACTACGGGAATTCAAGTTCCAGAAGTAGCTGCTGCTGGAGCAAACACAAGACATTTGCCGTTGAATATTGCTGATGTTAATATGTTATATTTTATTGGTGAGGCAGAGAATGATGTTGTTGATATTTTATACTTAAAATAAGGAGAGGAAATGTGTAAACGTAATGGGCGGGCGGTAAAGGCTGCTTTGCTTGCTATACTTCTTTTTTTTATAGTCTGGTTTAGCATTCCTTTTACCGCTTTGAGAGTACGAGATTCTGTGGTGATGGTATATATAGAGTCTCATGGTTTCCCAGTAGGTTTGGCTTCCGGTGTAATTATAGATGACGGGATTATTCTAACAGCCCGGCACGTTGTTGAAGACGCAGATAAAATTTGGATTACACTTGATGACGGTACTCAACTTGTGTCAACGGAGTTTTATGAGGCTGAGGATACAGACCTCGGTTTGATTATTTTTGATGCAAACGAGATGCCACCAGATGTTGGTTTGTCTTTTTTTGAGCCTTTTGTTGGGCAAACGGTATTTGGCATAGGCTCAAGATATAGTCTGTTTAATAGTTTTTTCAAAGGAGTTGTGGGAGCTAAAGACCGTTTAATTCCGTTCTTCGGAAGTAAAGAAATGATTCAATTAGATATAGCAGGGAATCCGGGGGACAGTGGATGTTCTCTTTTTAATAGGTTTGGGAGGGTTGTCGGAATTTTAGTAGGTGGGCGACCACAGGGTGTAACATTTATTGTTCCAGCTAAGGTATGCCGGTTGTTTTTGGCACAGTATTATGCAGATAAAGCAATGAAGGAGTGTGAATGATGGCTCATGTCGTGTTTAATTTGCCAATTCGAGGAGTGCACAAAGGCGGTGCAGTAGAGCAATCTCCTGCGATGACCAGTGGCCACATGAACAACGTGCGTGCTCGTGATGTGTTAGAGAATAAGGTAAGAATAGGCCAACGTCCTGGTTTGGATAAGTGGGGTGATGGAGACCAGGTCGGTGGAGCAGAACAGCCCGTAGTGGCAATATGTAGTGTGAGTTCGGTGGTGTGATATGGCATATACTTATGATAGTCATATTGTAAGTTCTGATGGCGGCCCTATAGAAAAACTTGATGATGCGAGCTATAACCGGTTTTGGGGTATTAAGATGCTAAAAGACCCCCCCGACTGGGACTACCCTGGGTTTATGTCAGGGTATCATATAGAAAGCTGGTCGTATGAGGACTATTTAGGGGTTGGATATAAATATGAAGTAGATGGTGAAAATGACTTTTATTTCTGTACCGCAGAAGATTCAAATGTTGTTAAAATTGACACAGGATTATCTTTTGAAGTTAAAATAAAGGGATATGATGAAAATAATAATGATTATGTTATTTTTGGTCCATATTCTTTTACTGTTCCACAATGGATATATCCGCCTGAGAATGTAGAAGTTTCTGTTGAGGGTTCTGTAGCAACAGTAAGTTGGACAAAATACCCAGATGATGGTGGAAACAGATATTATGTATATGTTGAGAAGAACAATGGTGGCTGGGAGTATTATACAGTTAGTTTCCTGACGGGATTATCCAAAAATTTCACATTGCCGGATGGTCATTATAGAGTTAAAGTTGGGAGTCGTTGGTATGATTCAAGTGATTGGTGTATAACGGGATTCCCGTATCCCACCGATTATTCTCACTATAGTACGAGAATATATGGTGATTGGGTAGAGTTTAATGTTTCATCTTTGCCATCAAAACCAACAAACCCGACCCCAGCAGATACAGACACAGAGGTAGATTTTTCTGATTATACATTGTCTTGGGAAGATGGCGGTGGAGCAGATAGTTATAATGTTTATTTTGGGGATAGTGAAACCCCTGTGTTTTTAGGTAATCAGGAAGAAACTTCAATAGAAATCCCATATACTATAGAGACAGATGAAGAAGGGGTTATACATGCTTACGTAAATGGTACTGAAATAAATTGGAATGTGCCTTTTTATTGGCGAATAGATGCTGTAAATGATTTTGGTACAACTACAGGGGATGTGTGGAGTTTTGATGCAAGGCCAATTAAAGTAACTAACCCTGAACCAGAAGATGAGGGTGAGGCCGATAAGCTGTTTCCTGAGTATTCTTGGGATGCTTCTACTGTTGCTACGTCTTACGATTTATATGTTGGTATTGGGGAGCTTGCTGGAGAACAGTCAATAGATGTGCTGGGGTTAGAGTCCACAAGTTACGATTCTGCGGTTGTAGATTTTCAGAATGGTTATATTTGGGGATATAATAGTACATATCATTGGCGAGTAGATGCTGCAAATGAGTTTGGTATTGCAGAGGGAGATGAGTGGACATTTGCAAGCATAAGTTATGAACCGCCTTTACCAACAGGGATTACATTAAGTGATGTAGAGGGAGAAGAAGGAGAACCAACAGGAACACCCACGGGTGAGAATAATGTGATAACAATCCAACGGTTAGTTGTGGCAGCAGACAATAAGTTGTTTTATGAAGATGAGTAGGAGTTTTAAGGAAAACTAAATGGCTGTTGATATTACTGACCAAATTAGTGTTAGAAGATTAGTAACAGTAGCTAACGGAAAGGTAGGTTATGAGGACGTGGCGGGAAGTTTAGTTGCAATAACAGACGCAGATGATTTAGATACTTCTGACCAACTTAATATGTTTGAGGCTTTTCAGAAAGTTATAGTGGTCAATGGTTCTATATTAAGGGTTGCTGATTTTATAAATACAAAATTAAGTACAGCAGATATAAAACCGGATGATGATAATAATGTAGCTCCGATAAAAGGTACAATTTTAACTGGACAAACATCAGGAGCTAAAATGATTGTGGATTTTTGTACTGCTGCGAATGGGGCTGCTTGTGTTTATGGCTATACTAAGTCTGGAACATTTGATGAGGCGGCGGAAGTGGTAACTGGTACAAATGCTACTGGAGACCCAACAGCCGTAAGTTTTACACTTAATGCCCTTCCAGCAGAAGCCTCAGACATGCCGCATTGGTATAATTATACCACATATAACAATGACACAAGCACTTACGGGGAGTTGCCTGCAAAAGCTTATCTTGGTTGTTTATACCGGGGACGGGCAGTGTTAGCCGGAGACCCCGACCATCCTCATCAGTGGTATATGTCAAGACAAGCAAATATCTGGGATTATGCTTATACTGCCAATGACGCTCAATCTCCTGTTGCTGGAAACAACGCAGACGCGGGGGAGTGTGGTGATATTATCCGATGTTTAATTCCGTATAAGGATGACTATTTAGTTTTTGGTTGTGCTACTACAATCTGGGTTTTAAGAGGAGACCCTGCTTCTGGGGGTTCTTTAGATGAATTAGATTTAACTGTTGGGATATTTGGAGCAAATAGTTGGTGTTTTGATGGTGATGGTAACTTATATTTTTGGGGAACTGGTGGAATTTATGTAATGCCTGCTGGTTTTGGGGCTATAAAAAGTTTAACTGAAAACGCTTTACCCAACATTGTAAAAGATGAGAATGTAAGTCCTGAAACACATCGAATTACGATGGGATATGATAGAAAAAGACGTGGAGTTTTGACTTGTATTACAAAACTTTCAGATGGAACGAATAGTAATTATTGGTTTGATTTAAGAACCGGCGGATTTTTCCCAGAGAGCTATCCGGAGGAGTGTGGACCATATTCTTTGTTTTATTATGCCGCGAATGACCAGGAGTATGCGGATTTGTTAATTGGTTCTAAAGATGGTTATGTAAGAAAATTTGATAGTTCTGCAAAAGATGATGATATAGGTCCTTCAGACCAAGCAATAAATAGTTATTGTGTTTTACCGATACAGCCCCTCGCACCGGATGGAGACCACGAGGGTAAACTTACTTCCTTGACGGTAACTACTGCTGGGGGTGCTGCTGGCGGAGATTTTAGCGACACAGATGGGGTAAGTTATGAATTACACAAAGGAGATGACGCCGAGACTGTTTTAGAAGACATTGTGGACGGGGCTACTGCTTTGGAGAGCGGGACTTTAAGTGGCACAGGAAGAAAAGAAAGAATACGTAAAAGGGTACGTGGAGCGTACCTTGGATTTAAGTTATCAAATTCTACCGCAGATGAGACTTGGGCGATAGAGGCCGTTGCTGGAAATGTTGAGCCAGCAGGTAAAATAAAATAGGGGATTAAGATGAGTTATACGGACATTATTGCACGATTTCAAGCACAACAAGCTGCTGCAAGACGAGCAAATGAGTTAAGGTATGCTCAAGCTTTAAAATTATATGACCAGATTATAAAACAATACGAGACTGGTGGTGGTTTTGGGGCTGGTTGGGAAGCCCAGTTGGGTAGGCAGAAAGTAAAAGACATCGCTGCTGGTCAACAGTCTTTGGTTAGTGGTGGTTTATTTGGAACAACAATTACTGCTGGGTTGCCTAAAAAATGGGAAGAAGAGGTTGGGACGCCTGCAAGATTAAAGCTTGAAGATATACGTATGGAAAGGCTTTCCCAAGCTTTACAAGCTAAAGCTGGTTTAATTGAAAGACGTGAGGACATTGGGCCAGATTACGCTACAATCGCGGCTTTGGCCGCAAAAGCGGCGGCTGCTCCTCAAATCGCCTATGGACAAGCTACACCACAGTTTGCTGGTGGTTATGGGGCAGGAAGCCCATTTGGGGGAACACCCGCTTCTACTGGTGGTTCTACGGTTAATCCAAGGGGTACTCGTTCTACAGGAAGTTATAGCTCTACACTGGTTGCAGGTACTCCGCCTGCTTGGGAATCATCAGTTGAAGCTTATAAAAAAATACCGAAACCCCCGAAGCCAAAACCATCTCCCTATCAATATGCTCCCTTTACACCAAGTCAGCAAATAGAATATCAGTTTACTCCTGAACCACTGAGAACCTATGAACCTAAGTGGTATGCTTAATAGGTTTTAGAGAATCTAAATGAGTTTAATAAACACAATACCAACTGTTATAAAAACAAATGATTGGAATAGTGCAGTTGAATTCTCCAAAAAAACTCGGCAAGCTCTCCAGCAATTAGCCCACTTGCGGCTTGGATATGATAGTTCCCCTGCATTTGAGAATATAACATTAAACAGCCTTACCGCAAGCAGGTTAGTTCAAACTGACACAAACAAGCAGCTAACCTCTGTTTCAGATTTAACAAGCTGGGTGTCTGGAACTGCTAAACAAGTTAATGTTACTGATGATGGTGATGGCTCAATAACTCTCTCAACCCCGCAGGATATAGATACAGATTCGTACCCTGTATTTATAAACACAAATACTGCACTGTCCCCGATGATTATGACGGGTGGTGAAATATCAGAGGGGACAAATGCTGGTACGGTCAAAGTTGGTGCTTTGACAGCAATGCTCAGAACAACAGATTCTGAGACCGGGACACTCACAAAAGTAACTTTAGCTGAGCAAGATAATATAACCCTTGCTGCTGCAAATACTTTTTATCATATCATATTGACATACGGAGACCCTTGTACAATAGCTACTTCTGAGAGCAGTCCTACTGGAACTAACGTAATAGGAGTGGGTCATTGTCTTAAAGAGGCCGATGATACATTACATTATGCTACTGCGGGGCTAAGGCTTAATGATGGTGTGAGAAAGTTACATCATAGGGCCAGTAAATTACGCAATATCGAAAAGAGTTCCGGTTGTGCAGTGGCGAGTACAGGAACACGAAATTTTACAATTAGTTCTGGTTTTTTTCATCGTGGAATAAATCAATACTCGTTTTCAGAAAAAGACACATCTGATACTGACACATTTGATTATTTTTACTATAACCCAACAACTTCTGCTTGGGTTAAAGATGACAACGAGGGTGCTCATTATACGGCTTTAGATAATACCCAATATAATAATATCGAGGCGGGTACGGGTCTGGAAAACCTTACTTCAAATAAGTACACAACCAACTGGATATTTGTTCACCCAGACGATGAGCATATTATAGTAGTGTACGGTCAAATTAACAGCACTTTGACAGACGCAAAAAATGATAAGATTCCAGCAAATTTGCCCTCGATTATAGACAAGATGGGGTGTTTGTTGGCTAAGGTTATAATTCAGCAAGGTTCAGATACCCTTATTGTGGAAAACGTAGAGTATTTTACCTTTGAGCGGGATATTACTGTTGACCATAATGAGTTGGCTGGATTGCAAGGCGGTACTACAGATGAGTATTATCATCTTACTGCTGCGGAGCATACTTTAGGTGCTGCAATAATGGCACTTACTCCTACCGACAGTAACTTTATTGTAGGGGACGGTTCTACTTGGGTCGCTGAGTCAGGAGCAACTGCACGAACATCATTGGGTTTGGGGACTGGGGATAGCCCAACATTTACAGGACTAACTCTATCCGACCTTACCGAGGGTAGCGTTTTATTTGTAGGAGCTGGGGGAGTTATCTCTGAAAATAACTCAGAGCTTTTTTGGGACGCAACCGCAAATAACGGACACGGCGGGCTTGGGGTTGGAACAACAACCCCCAACGCCGCATTTTCAGTTTATAACTTACATCATAAGTGGGGATACATAAGGCTGGGACAGGAGGATTCTACTGAAAACGAGAATTACTGGGATTTCGGAGTAGGTGATTTTGCGGATGATGATAGTAACGATTTTTACATTTATACAGATGGGACAGCGGGAGACGCTTTTGTTATAAAGGGGGATAGTGGTAATATCGGTATCAACGTTACTGACCCTGATACAAGATTAGAGATTTTTCATAATGGTAATCAATTAAAGCTTTCTTTTGATGATACAGATAATTGTGTATTTGCGGTGGATACTGCTGGGGAGTTGACTATAACCCCAAGTGGTTCAGCAACTACCCTGGCCGGAAGTCTGGACGTTAGTAGTCTCAGCTTTAGTGGCAACCCCTCTATAATTTCCTCAGCCAATACGATACAGATTAAGCCTTCTGGTGATACAGATGACTATCTGGAGTTTTCTACGATTGGCGAAGTTCCATTTATAAAAAGAATAGGGGGCACATCTATCATACTTGAATCAGACAGTACTGATTGGGTATCCTACGAATTAAAGGAAGACATATCTAATTATGCGGGGCTTGTATGGTCTAAAACGGGGGGTAGTGTATTTCCGGCTTCCGAAGCAGCGCTTTATGCAACTGGGCCGATAGATTTGATGCCTAATTTAGGCACAAATGGTTATATTCAATTAACCACAGTTTCCAATGTTCCAACAATCGGCACGGTAGGTGCTTGTGATTTGAAGATAACTTCATCAAGTGGTACTATCAATTTTGACAATGAGAATCTTACAACTACTGGTAGTATAACATCTGACACACTAACCATTACAGGCCCAAACCAGGATTTTAAGTTTATGGCCGGTTCACTTGATAATGACTTATTTACTATTGAAAGTCAGACATCCGGGGTTAATTGTGATTTACAGATTTTGAATAAAGATAAAGACGGAACTGATAAGATAAGGTTTTTTCTTTATGATAAAGGGGAAGCAGGTGCTACAAATTATGAGCGGTTGGTAATAAGTAAAACAAATACAAGAGCTAATGTTTTAGTACAAGCAGGGGGGACAGGAACAAAACGAGAATTATATGTTAATGCTAATGGCATTGAAATAGATTCAGACGCAGCTCTTACGTTAGAGGCAGGAACAGCCGGGGTAAGGTCAACAACTATTTATGGTGATGATACATCCAACAGTCCAAATGTATATATATCAAGTACAGGGTGGCTACAGCATTCAACATCCTCTAAAAAATATAAAACAAATATTCAGAACATAACCGATAGTGAGCTTATTTATCAATTAAGACCAGTAATCTTCAATTCCAAGTGTGAGGGGGATGACCCTAATAAATTATTTTATGGTTTAATTGCAGAAGAAATACAACAGGTTATTCCATCTGCTGTTCATTTTAATAATAAAAATGAAGTAAGCGGTTATGATAGTCAAATGATAATGGCTTTAATGCTAAAAGAAATACAAAATTTAAAAACACAATTACTTAGTTTAAAAGTCTGATTAGAGGTATACTATGGCAATTCGAGTCCAATACGGGGATGTGAAGGATTATGCAGCACTGGGGGTTTTAGCAGGTAAAGCAACTGCTGCAAGGGAAGCTGCTGCAAGGCAAGATGTAATGAATAGACAAATGATGCAAATACAAGCTCAGGCAGCAGCACAAGCGAGACAATATGAGCACCAAAAAGAAATGGCCGAGTTTGATGCTTATATGAATACGGAGAAACTAAAGCGGGCAGAAGCTTTTGAACTATATAAAATGGAGCAAAGAAGCTTACATGATTTTGATATGGTCGAAGCAAAGCGGGTTGCTTTATTTCAAAACCAGTTACAACAAGACTTGCGAAAACAACAGGAAATAGATGCAAAACTTGAAACCTTAGCAAAAAAAGCCCCTGTAGAAATGGGTGGAGATGGTTATTTAAGTGCACAAGAATACCAAGATGCAGTTATGAAAGTTCAGGGAATTCCAACTCCAAAGAGGGCAGGTGCTGATTTTAGACAGCTTGAACAAGATACTCAGTATTATCTTGATATAATATCTCGGTATAAAAAGGAGCACGATTTTAAGTGGGGGCCGGGGCAAAGATTAGGTACGGCGGTTCTGGATAAAAACGGAAATGTTGTTAGGGAAGCTACCCCTGCGGAAAAGGCTCAGTTAGAGTATGCTGAGAGGAGGTTAGCAGAAACGCAGCAACGACTAAGTCCACAGGCAGGTCAAGGTACTTCCCCTGTGCTCAGTCCAGAATCACGGGCTTCTTTGCAGAAAATTCTTGAAGAAGGAAATCCGGATAAAATGAAACTTGCATTAAGTCGGTTGTTAGGGAGATAATAATGGCAGATATATTTGCTGACCTTGTTTCTGATGACAGGAAGTCTTCCTATACTCCACCAACCACTACGCCTATTCCCCATATCCCGGAAGGCGGACTTCCTACTCTCGGTGGGGGAGAGGATATTTTTGCAGATATAGTGAGTGCAAACGAAAAGGACTTAAAGAAAATAGGATTTTTTGAGGCGGCTATTCAAGACCCTTTGACCAAAATCCCGTTTAGTCCTTATGGTGCTGTGGAAACCGCGTCAGTAGTCCAAGCTGCAAATCGCCTAAGTTCCGGGAAAAACTACCAAGAGTTTATAGAGGGTGAAAGAAAGTCTGAACAATTAGGGGGGCTGTTTGGGGGATACCGAAGGCTGCATTTGCCTACTGCGGAGTCCTTAAAACAAGAAGACATCAATGTCGTAACCAATTACTTTGAAAAAATGGCAGAACGGGCAGAAAGAGGTTATAGTACCTTGGGTACTGTTGGGGCAATTACTTCTGCAATGCCTGCTTTTGCAATAGAGTTTTTGGCAACTGGTGGTCTCAAACAACTTGGTTCTAAAACTGCTCAGGAAGCTGGTGAAAGGATATTAAAACAATATGCTAAGAAAGGCTTGGGGAAAGCTGTTGTAGGCATATCTAAGTTTGCGGCAGGGGCAGGAGCAAGGGCTTTAGCAATGCCCCATCGTGGAGCAGAAGCAATCTTAAAAAGACGTTTGCCTAAAGGTGTGAGTTTTGATGACCTTGATAACATACATCTTACAAAACCAGATGAAAAGGTTTGGACTTCAGTTTGGAAAGGGGCTTTAGACCATTATATTGAAGTTGCCTCTGAGCAGGCTGGTGAATACTTAGGGCCAATCATCAATAGACATATCGTAGGTAGACTACCTTTGCTTGGAAAATTTACAGGAGCGTTACAGCGGGCTTGGTTACAGAAGTTTCCAAATAAAAATGCTGGTGATTTTTTGACAAAACTGTATCGTAAAGGGGGGTTTCATGGAATCCTTGCCGAAATAGGTGAGGAAGATATAGGTTGGATTTCTCGTGCAATTCTTGATATAGAAGATTTTGGTGTAGGCCCAAATGCAACAATTGGCCAAAGGTTGCGGGCGGGCCTGACCCAAGATATTCAAAACTTACCGGCGGAGCTTATCGCTTTTTCTGTGCCAGGTACAGTTGCAAGGGGTACTAACTTTTTATTAAGTAAGGGACAAGCTGTTCCAAAATACACCATAGTTAAAGTAAACGCAGAGACCGGAAAAGTCCTTAAAAAAGAGGGAGAGTATGATTCTTCCCTTGCTGCTTATGAGGCTGTAAAAGAAAAAGTTTCACCAAATGACAGATATAACAAAATTGAGTATGAGATTAGAGAACCGGGGGAGTCTCTTAGAAAACCGAGACATTATGACGAAACGGGTACGGCTGAGGAAGCATACGCAGCAGAAGAAGCAAGGAAGGAAGAAGAACTAAGAAAAGGGGAATGGTCTTATGAATTTGAACCACCTAAAGGTAGATATTTAATAAAACAAACAGACAATGAAGGAAATGTT